ATAAAAGAAACTTTTGCTACAGATCCAATGGGAATGTTGAGTGATGTTTCAGTTATATTTACAGGTGGCTCAATGTTGCCTGGAAAAGTTGGTAAAATAAGTAACATAGCTAGTGTAGCAGATCCAGTTAATGTGGCTACTCAAGGAGTTAAACTTGCATCTCAAGGTGCAGGATTAGCTGTTAAACCGACTCTTGGATTAGTAACTGGAGCTGGTGGAGAAGCTATTACAAAAGCAATACAAGCAGGAAAAGATGCTGGTGCTGCAGGTTTAATTCCTAACCCAGTTAAATCAATTAAAAATAAAAAATTACAAAGTGTTTCTAACTCACAAAAAAATATAGATTTTAGAAATGCAATGAGTGGCAATGAGGAAGTATCATCAATAGTTACAAGTGTTAATAAAACTTTTAGTGATATGAAAAAACTTAAAAATGATAATTTTACAAAAGATTTAGCAAAATTAAATTTATCAAATAAAAAAATAGATTTTTCAAAAATACAAAATCAAATACTTGAATTAGGAACAAGTAAAGAATTTGCAGGAGCTTCTTCATTATCAAAAGAAAGTTTAAAAGCCTATGATGACATTTTAAATGTAGTTAAAGAATTTGAAAGTAATCCTGCCTTACATAATGCTCAAGGAATGCATATGTTAAAAATGCAAATTAAAGATATGTACCCCTCTAGTGTTGATGCTCCTAGAGGAGCTAAAAACTTAAATATAGATGCAGTTAAAATATTTGATAATGCAATTAATGAAGTTTCAACTGGCTATAAAGATGTAAATAAAAACTTTGCTGTAGCAACTGCTTTAGAAAAAGAATTAGAAGATGCTTTAAGTGTTGGAAATAAATCAAAAGCCTCAACAACATTAAAAAAATTACAATCATTAATGAAAGCCAATACAACTTCTAATTTAGGAAGTAGATTACAAGTTTTTGAAAAAATAGAAAAATTAAATGATGGTAACATTTTAGAAAGAGTGGCAGGTCAAGCATTAAAAAGTCCTGTACCAACTGGATTAAATGCTCTTTCAACTGCAGGTGCAGGAATGGGTGGAGCAGCTTTAGCTTCTCAAGGTATAATTAATCCTGCAATTTTAACAGGTTTACTTGCAACAAGTCCAAAAATAGTTGGTAATGTAGCAAACACTTTAGGAAAAGCAGAAGGTTTAATATCTCCAACTTTACAAGCATCAAGACTTTCAGGAGAAATAGGAATGAATAGAGGATTATTAGAATGAGTAAAATATCAACATGGAGTACAACTGCAGATGATAATAATGCTGCAGTACCTAATGGCTGGGCAGAAAGTATGTTACCCAGTGGTGTTAATAACACTGCTAGAGAAGGAATGGCTCAAACACGGGTTGTTTGGAATGACAAGGAGTGGTTTGAAGTAGGAGATGGATCGGGTACAACTGTTGTAACGAGAACAGGAAACACTACTGTAACTATTCCAACTGATGTAACCTCAACACATCATGTAGGAAGAAGAGTTAAAATAATTGGATCAAATAGTGGCACAATATTTACACATATCTCTGCTAGTTCTTATTCTGCACCTAATACAACTATAACTTTTGCAAGTGGAACTATATCTGCATCTGATTCAACTATATCTTTATATCTTGGCTCTCCTTATGTTAATCCAAGTGTATCTGTTGTTGAT